ACTGCACGATATTGGTCGTGTAGAGCGTGGTAAGGAGAAACTATGAGCTTATATAGAAACATAAATAAAAGGAAAAAAGCTGGTACAAGTAGGTCAAAAAAGAAATCTACAATCAGTCCTAAAGCGTATAAAGAAATGCAAAAAGGTTTTCCTAATAGCAAAAAAAATAAACGCAAAAAGAAAAAGTGAAGTGTGATGGCCCTAAGTGCCAGAAGAACTTAAAATCTAATCAGAGAAAATATTGTAGTAACAAGTGTAAACAAGCTGCTGCATATCTAAGAAGAAAGAATACTACTGTTGTAGAAACTGTAGGAGAAACTAATCGTGGTACTCATTATGAAAAATTTGTTTTAGAGTACGCTTCTGATATTGAAAACAAAAAAACTACACACGCTAAGGTAGCAGAGCTTTTAGGTGTAAATAAATCTACTGTTACCAGAATGTACAATGCTTATAGAGAAGATAAGCAGATAATAAAAGCCCAGGAAAACTGGGAGACACCTGAAGAAGCTATAGAGTCTTTAAAAGATTTTAAAGATTTTAGAAATAGATATTTTAAAACAGAGACTGGTGACCCATACGAAACTGCAGACTTTCACGAAAGCTGGATTAACTCAATAATAAAAGCTATAGAAGAAGGTGGAGAACAAATGATACTTAGTCCACCACGACACGGCAAAACAGATTTACTTACACACTTTGCTGTATGGCAGATATGTAAAAACCCTAACATAAGAATTATGTGGGTAGGTGGTAATGAAGACATAGCTAAAAACGCAGTAGGTTCTGTATTAGACCAATTAGAAAACAACGAGTTGTTAATAGAAGAGATATGTGGACCTGGCAATAAGTTTCAACCAAAAAACAGAAGTGGTAAGTCCTGGAGTTCTGGTCAGTTTACTGTAGGTACAAGAACAGTTACAGGTATTAAAAGCCCTACTATGGTGTCTGTAGGTAAAGGTGGTAAGATTTTATCTCGTGACTGTGATTTAATTATTGCAGATGACATTGAGGACCACGGCACAACAATACAACCTAGTGCTAGAGAGCAGACAAGACAATGGTGGACAACTACTTTGTCATCTCGTAAAGAGGAACATACAGCTGTAGTTGTTATAGGTTCAAGACAACACCCTGAAGATTTATATAACTTTCTTTTAGAAAACCCAGAGATGCACACTATTGTTGAAGAAGCACATAGTTCAGAGTGTGTATTACCAGAACACGAAATTAAAAAACATCAAGATTGTATGTTGTGGCCTACTAAAAGAACTTACAAATGGTTAACCTCAAGAAAAACAGCAGCTGAAACTACAGGTGGTAAAGCTATATTTGAAATGGTATATCTTAACAAAGCGTTTGTTGATGGTATAACAATGTTTAATTCAGAAGATATAGATAACTGTAGAGATGTAAATAGAGTAATAGGCCATATACCACCAGGTACACATTTGATTGCAGGTTTAGACCCAGCAAGTACAGGGTTTCAGGCTTGTGTACTTTGGGCTGCAAACCCAGAAACAGGCCAATTGTTTTTAGTAGATATAGAAAACGAAGAAGGTGGTGGAGTAATACAAGCTAGAGAATCTATTAAAAAATGGTATGAAATGTACGGCCTTGCTCATTGGGTTATAGAAGAAAATGGTTTTCAAAAAGCTATTAGGCAAGATGAAAAGATAAAAGATTACTGTGCAAGGTTTGGTGTATATACAGAAGGTCATCAAACACAAAGAAACAAATTTGACCCGATATTTGGTGTAGGGTCTATGTCACAATTATTTAAAGAGGGCTTGATTAATTTGCCGTATGGTAGTGCAGATTCTGAAGTTAAGAGTAATATATATCGTAGACAGTTAATTTATTTTTCTTCAGCTGCTAATAAGGCGAAGAGCAATAAAGGGTACAAGTCAGATGTTGTAATGGCATCTTGGTTTCCTTTAAAAGTTGTTAGAAGGTTAGGAAAAGAACGATTGGCTGAGGTAGGATTAGACTACACACCTAGTTTTGGAGAATGGGATATAAGCGATATGAATGAGAGTCCTTGGGGATAATATGACACCAGAAGAAATACAATACGCTATAACAAATCTGCACTTTGATAATCAGAGTGCTTATTCTACTAGAGGTCGTATTCGTGCAATTATGAATGGTGGACCAGATGGCATACAGGCTTTACTTGGTGACCAACTACAAGGATTTCAAGATTGGCAAATACCTGTACCAAACTTAATGATGTCAGGTTTAGAACACTTATCACAAAAAATAGGCCGTATTCCTAACTTAAAAGTAGATGTACCTAATGGTAAAGACTCAGATAGAGCAAGAGCTAAAGCAGATAAGATAAGCAGAATTGTAAATGCTTATGATGAGGTACAAAAATTAGATTTACAAATGCCACAAATAGGTAGATGGCTACCTGGTTATGGTTTTGCTGTATGGGTTATTAGGGAAAAGAAAGATGCAAACGGAACACCTTATCCTATTGCAGAACTTCGTGACCCTTACAATTGTTTTCCTGGTTATTTCGGTGCAGACCAACAACCAAAAGAAATGGCTATTGTTCGTAGAGTACCTAAAGAAGCTCTAGCAAGAACTTATCCAAAGTTTTCAGAAAAGATAATGTCTAAAGATGGATACGAAAGTAATACATTAGGTATAGGTAATGCGTATGCTTCTGCTTATACAGATTCTTACAATGGTAGTTGGGCTAACTCAAATGGCGAAGGTGACTTAATAGCAGAGTATTACAACCTAGATGGAACATACATATTCCATATGACTTCTGCAACTATTCTTGACTTCATACCAAATCCACTAGATAGTGGACCTGCGTTTGTTGTTGCAAAGAAATTTGCATTTGACAGATTGCAAGGACAGTATGACCAAATCATAGGCCTTATGGCCTCTATGGCAAAAATTAATGTGATGTCAATAATAGCTATGGAAGATGCAGTCTTTACAGAAACAAACATATCTGGAGAAATAGAATCAGGACAATATCGTAAAGGTAGATTTGCTGTTAACTATTTAGCTCCAGGTACACAAGTGAGTAAACCTGCATCAAATGTTCCTTACCAAATATTTCAACAGATAGACAGAATAGAAAGACAACTTCGTGTTGGTGGTTCTTATCCTGTATCTGATGATTCACAGTCACCACTTAGCTTTGCAACAGGTAGAGGATTAGAAGAACTAGGTGCAAGTATGTCACTTATGATTAGAGAGTATCACACAGTTATGGCAGATGCTATAGAGATGATTGATACTAAACGATTAGAGTGGGATACAAAAATGTATGGTGGTAAGAGTAAAGCTCTTTCTGGTTATATGAATAATACTTTTTATTCTGAAACATATGAACCAGTTAAAGATATATCAGATTCTTTTAAAACAAGAAGAGTGTATGGAGCTATGGCAGGTTATGATGAGCCACAAAAAATTGTTACAGGTCTTCAATTACTTAATGCAGGTATTATTGATACACAAACATTACAAGAAAACTTAGATGGGTTAGATAACTTAACAAGAGTTAACGAAAGAATTACAAAAGAAAAAGCAGACAAAGTGTTATTTGAAACATTATTAGCACAATCCCAACAAGGCGACCCTAAAGCAACAATGGCTGTTGTGCAGATAAGAAAGAATCCAGATGATATGCAAAATATTTTAGATAAGTTCTTTACTGCAGAAGAACCAGAAATCCCTGTGGCTGAACAAGAATTGCTTGGAGGTGAGGCCTTACCACCACAAGGTCCACCACCAGGCATTAACCAAGTATTACAAGGATTAGGTGGATAATGAATATAAATAGCGAGTTTGCTGATATTGTTCATAACTCACTTGTTGAAGTAGATGAGCTTGGTGATGATATATTATTAGAAGAAACATTACTGTCACCAAAAATTTACCAAGACCAAATGCCACCATTAGTATTTCCATTTGGTTATATGATTATTAGTTCTACATTTATGTTTTATGATGAAGAGGAAGAAGATGAGTAGAGCACCTAAAGTTAACAAGACAATGTTAAATGTTCCACCAGCAGCTAAAAATTTTGTAGACAATACAAAAATGGCCTATGGTGAAAAGACAGCTATGAAAAAATTTTTAGATGACTCTCCTAAAGTTAACAATGAAATAGTTACACAAACAGCTGCACCACAACAAATACCAGTTGACCCTGGTTTACAAAAACAATTAGACTTAGATACTTTTGCTCCAACTAATAAACAATTTGAACCAGTAACAACAGGCATAGGTGGTAAGCCAAGACAAATGGACACTACTAGAGAATTGATAGTAGAGTTGTACAATTTAACAGGTGATATAAACTTAGCCAGATTATTGAGATAATGTCATACTCAATATTTGACAGCGATATAGCAGATGATGAAGAAGCTAGGAAACAACAAGATAAGGTAAATAAACCTTCTATAGCAACAAAAGAAATGGCTGAACAAGCTGCAGCTATATCAGATAAGTACCCTACATTACCAGCAGGAGCTGTTGTAGGTGCTGCTCGTTTAAACATCTCACCAGATGACCCAAGACTAAAACAAATTGTTATACAGGATTCTATTATTAAAGAAGAAGAAGGATTTGGTGCTGTTAAAACTGCAACTAATTTTGCTAAAGAAAAAGCTAAGTCAGGATTACGAGGATTATTTTTAGGGTTTCAATCAGCTTGGGAAGAAGGCCTACCAGAAAAAGTTAGATACTTAGAAGCTAGACAACAAGGTATGTCACACGAAGAAGCTAGTGCAGCAGCAGAAACAGAATTATTTAAAGCAGGTATTACTGGTAAAGGTGATTTAGGTGATGGTTTATTTTTAGGAAGCACAGACCCTACAACAACGGATGAATATAAAAACTTAGTTGAATCAGGTGTCAGTCCTGTAGATGCTAGACAGTTTGTACTAGATAATATTTTAGGCCCACAGATATACGAAGAACAAAGATTAAAAGCTGAAACAGGTGTGCAGTTCCAGGGCGATAGAAGAGCAAAGTTTGAAGCAGCAGGTGTTGCACCTACAGTTACTATTGGTCGTTGGTTGTTTAAACCATTTGATGAAATTATAGAACCAGGTACTAAAGCATATAGTTTTGTTACTGGCACTATAGATTTATTAGCACAAATATTTGCAGACCCTACAGCGTTAGCTACATTAGGTTTAGCTAAAGTAGGTAAGTTAGGTAAAACATTTACTAACTTACAAGATATGAAAAAATTTGAATCTAGTGGATTAATAGGTGCAGCTAGGAAATCAATACACGGACCAACTACTAAACAATTTTTAGCTGGAGATGAAGGTTTAGTTTTTAAAAAGTTTTTATGGGAAAATGCTGAAAATGGACAAGTAATAATTAAACAGTCTAATGAGCAAATTACTGATAAAAAGTTTTTAGATAAACTAAGAAAAATTAAAAGAGATAATCCTAATGCAAAATTTGAAGATGTAGATAAAGAGCTAACAACATTTGTAAATAAATATTTAAGTAATGAATTAATTACAAACAATATGTTGCCAAAAATAGTTAGTAGAAAAAATCGTTTAACAAAAATGATGGATAAAACTTATGGTGCAAGAATGATTACTGCAAATACTGATGAATCTTTAGTACAGATGACAAGACTTTTAAATCTTGCAACTGACCAATTAGATGCAGATGCAGCACAACAATTAAGTAGTAAGTATTTTAATAAAACATTAGATGCTTTAAATAGTGATGATGCACCAACAGAAGTAGTAAATGTATTAATTGACTTTTTTCAAAAAGATTTTAAAAACCCTATTGTAAAAAACTTCGGTGGCAAAATAAATAAAGATGGAAGTATATCAGGCTTATCAGATTTTCAAGTCAAACTTATAGAACGAGGCACAAATGTAATGGGTAAATTTTATGCAGATGGTGATATGGCCAAAACAGCAGGTAGAAAATACAGTAATTTAGATTTACCTTTAACAGGTATGTTAAAAAATATATTAAAGAAAAAAGGTAAACCTGTAGATGAAGAGGCTTTACTAATGAATCCATTAACAGTTACACAATTAGCAGATGAAATATTTTTACCTAACCCTACAGATTTACTCAGAGTAGGAAAAGCATTAGATACAAAGTTAGGCCCTATAGGTAGTAAAGCATTTGCTGGGGAAAGCACAGATACAGTGCGTAGATTTATGGATTATTATTATGGAACAGTATTTAAACCTTTAGTATTGTTAAGACCTGCTTGGACATTAAGAGTTGTAATGGAAGAACAAATAAGATTAATGGCATCTGGAACTACTAATGTTATAAGACATCCTATAGATACATTATTAAGAGCAATACCAGGACAACCAGGTCCAGGTACTCAAGTAGGATTATTAGGTTCTTTTGAAAACAATGCTTATCACATATCAGCATTAACAGAAACAGCAGGTACATTGTCTTCTATAAGAAGAAGGTACGCAGGTGCAGGTACTTGGGGTACAGTTGACAAAGGTAAAAACTTTACCTCTTGGAAAAACGCATCTTTTAGAAATGTTTTACAATCATACTTTGACCCATTGTCAAAAGAGTTAGCAGCTATACAGTTGTTACCTGCAGCTAAAAGAGCAGCTGCATTAAGAGCTTTAAAAAAGAACGCTAACAAAAAAGGTCATTATTTAAACAACCACATTAAAAAAGTAACAGGTGCTAAATCACATATGTTTAATGGTGCAGGTAGACAATCAGAACCAGGTAGAAAATTAGCTGATGAATTTATTAATTATGTAAATGCAAATTTAGCTGATGTAGCAGGTGGTGTTGTATCAACTAAAACAACAGGTGGTGCTACTGCAGCATCTAGTAGATGGATACAAGAAACAGGTAAACCAGAGTTATTAGAATTTATTGCTAGAAAAGATGCAGTTGATGATTTAGCTGGTTTAAAAAATGTAGATTTTGAAAAGTATTGGCGTGGTGAATTAACAGATACAGAGTATGACAGAATTACAACAAGACTAAGACAAAACCAAGAACAAATTAAAAAAGATTTTTTTGAAAAGTATTTAGATTTATTACCTACAACAGCAAAAGCAGAATTATTTTCAGATAAAAGAAGTATCAATATGTTAAATAATACAGTTGATAAATTTTTTGATAATCTAATGTCTAAACCTACTAATAAATTATCTAGGTCTGTAGCATTTAAAGCTAACTATTGGAAAAAAGTAGCTGAACTAGCAGGTTCTACTAATAAACAAACATTAAACAAATTAATTAAACAAGCTAAAGAAGCAGGTATTGATAAAGGTACAGCAGCAGAAAGAAAAGTATTTAAAAAAATTACATCTTACAAAGGCCAAAAAGGTGGTATTAACGATATAGAAATATTAGACAAAGCTGCAGCATCATTTGCTTTAGGAGAAACAAAAAAACTTCTTTATGATGTAACTACTAGAACAAGATTAGGTAACTCTACTAGAGCATTGTTTCCTTTCGGTGAAGCATTCGTAGAAATATTTACAACTTGGGGAAGAATTATTAGACAAGAAAGAGGAAGGCCTTTAAGAAGAGCACAACAAATAATACAGTCAGGTAGAAAAGAAGGTGCAAAGTTTGAAGATGATGACCAGAAAGGATTCTTTTATCGTGACCCACTTACTCAACAAGAAATGTTTAATTACCCAGGGTCAGGCCTATTAAGGAAATGGATGTTTAAAGATTTAGAAGAGAATGGTGTAAAAGTTAATATGCCTGTTTACCTGCAATCTATTAACCTTGCAGCTAATGTAATACCTGGATTTGGTCCAACTATTACAGTACCTGCAGCATTTTTAAATGAAAAGTTTAAAATATTTAAACCAGAAGGTATTGCACAATTTATATTATTCGGTGACTTTTCACCACCTAGAGCTGGAACACCAGGCGAAATAGGTACAGCTTTAGTTCCATTTCCTAGTTATGCTAGGAAATTTGCTACAGCATTTATACAAAATACAGATGAAACAAAAAGAATGTTTAATAACACAACTATTGAAGTGTATAAAGCATTGTTGTTAACAGAAGAAGCATCAGATGAATCACCAGCAGAAGCACAAAAAGCACTAGACCTAGCTGCAGACTATGCACAGAATATAATTATGTTTAGAGCATTTGCACAATGGTTAGGCCCAGCAGGTCCTGTATCTCCTAAATACGAAATATCAGATAAAACTGGTAACTTCTTTTTGTTTGAAACATTAGCACAAGAGTGGAGAGACATATCTAATTCAGCAGGAAATATAGATGAAGCTATGACAGAGTTTACAACTAGGTTTGGTTTTGACCCTATAGCTATAGCAACTGCTAAAACTGAAACAATTAAGAAAAGGCCTATTACTGCAGATGGTGCTGAATGGGAAAGAGACAACCCAGACTTAGTAGATAAGTTTGATTTAACTTATGGGTTCTTAATTGATGAAACAGATTCAGAGTTTTCTTATGATGCTTACTGGAATCAAATAGTAGAAGGTGAAAGAGCACCTAGAACACCAGAACAATGGCAAAGGGCCAAGAACATTCTTTTAGGTAACTTAGAGTTTGAGGCCTGGTTAATTAAAAATGACTTAGTTAACAAAACAGACAAGGTATCTACTGCTGCTAAAAGAAATAAAAAAGCAGATATAGCATCTAGGTATTATGGATATGGATTATCAATACCAGGTTCAATTAAGAAACCAGAGTTAGATGAAATAATTATGGAACTATATACCTGGTTTGACCCTGTAACTTATGAAATAATACCTGAATTAAAACAACAACCTGTAGCACAAGCACTGGTAGAATATATTAAAGAAAGAGATAAAGTTATAGAGGTGACAACTAATATAGCAGGTAGTAATTACTTACCTACTTCTTTTAGAACATCAGCTAAACTTGTACCTTTCAGGAAACATTTGCGTAATGTTAAAAGTCAAATTGGTGTTAAGTACCCAGAAGCTAAGGCTTTACTACAAGAAGTATTTGAAAGAGAGTTAAGAGCAGAGTATGAGGATGAAGAGTTGTTGAAGGCGTTGAACGAATAATGGAAACATCAACATTTGTAGATAGAATTATAGAGATACTTAGGTATGTCAATTCACAACAACAAGCTGGTCAAAATCAATTTACATTAACACAAGAAGAATTTGATACAATCAACACAGCAACAGATATAAACACAGCATCAAGTTATTTATTAGCATTTGGTGTACCTCAATATTTAGTTAACTTAGCATTAGATGAAGATGAATCAATAGATTCTTTAGGAACATACGATTTAAGTATGCAGTCTGCAATAAATGAATTTGGTATGGTACAACCAGGTTCTTCTCCAATAGGTGTGACTGCAGATTATGTTAGTCCAAGAGGAGAATCTGCTACAGAGTACTATACAGAAAATGAATTAATAGATAACTTTGCTGGATTAGGTGAAGAAACAATAGCAGGTATTCAAGCACAATTAATAAATGCAGGTATTTTAGAAACAGATGCTTCATTTATTGCTGGTGATTGGGGGCCAACTACACAAAGAGCTATGAATTTTATTCTTGGTACAGTTAACAGAAGAGGTGTAACAGAAGAAGAAAAGATAACTGGTTCAGCTTGGGAACAAGCATTAAACGAATATGAGTTAAATCCTTTACCTAAGTACCCAGATAGTGCAGCTTATCTTCCACCAGATTTTGCTAGTGTATCTAACTCAATAGTAAGTATGTTTAGAAGAAGAGTTAATCGTGACCCACAACCATACGAATTAAAATTACTAGCTAACACAATGTATTCAGAAGCACAACAGGCCTATACGCAATCAGTAGATTTAGAGAAAGCAACAAGACAACAAGATGTATCAGGTACTGGTTTACTTGCAGGTGAGTTTGGAAACTATTCAAAGGAGAATGTACAAGCTAAGATAGACAGTGAGGGCCTTACTGAGATAGACCCATTAGCTAGAACACAGTTTGGATTTAACGATATGATAAAAAATGAAGAAGGAAGGTTAGGTGAAAATGCAGATACCAGGCGTACTAGGGCTAGTATTTTCTCTTCTCTTAACCAACGCCCAGCTTAATATGGAAGTAAATAACGAACTATACGCATTTATGGAAGCTATTAGACAACAAGAAAATGCTGGTGGTGATTATCAAAAAGAACATACACCTACACAAACAATGACTAACAATGGTTTACAGACTGTACAAGCACAAGGTGCTTATGGAATACTAGATATTAACTGGCCAGTATGGTCTGAACAAGCAGGATACGAAGGTGCTGATTGGAGAATACCTGTCATACAAGATATAGTTGCAGGAAATAAATTACAAGAGTATCACAACAAATATGGTTCTTGGGAATTAGTAGCAGTTGCTTGGTATGGTGGTCCTGGTGCTGCAGATAAAGCAATGGCTCAAGGTTTAGAATCTGTAGGTAATGTAGAAAACATAGAAGGATTAGGCCCTAATATGGAAACCTATGTAAACAAAGTTATGAATGTTTACAACACAGAAAAAGAAAAACCACAAAAAGATTTAGGTTTACAGGCCTACGCAGAACTTAGAAATAAAGATAAGTTTTTTACAACAGCATATAATCCTGAAGGTGAAATGCTAGATGCTCCAAATAACAATGTTATGAAACTTAGTTCTCAAGATTATACATTAACTAATCGAGAAGTTGTACCTGCTAATGATGATATAGCAAAGTATGGTGCAGAAATTATAGATGAGCTTACACCTAACAGAAAAGATATAGCGTTTGAAATACCAGAAGGGATGATGTAATGCCATATACAGGTGATAAGTATGTAGGTGATTTAGCTTTATATTATATTGCTAAAAAATTAGAATCAAAACAAAAAACAGGTTCTGTTAAAAATGCTATAGATGAAACAGATATTGATTCACAATTAAGAGGTAGTGAGCCACCTAAAAGACAAGGATTAAGACAACAAGTAACACAATTTAATCAAGATGAAATATCTGCTGCTATGAATATTGCAGATAATTTATTGAACTTACCTGACAAAATTAAAACAGATAATGCAGAACAAACTTTTCGTGAAATGGAAAGAAATACAGGAGAAATAAAAAATGTAGAGAAAGTAGTAGAACAGTTTGCTGGACCTAATGATATAACATTTGACTTTGCTCCTAACAAACCAATAGAAGTAGTAATACAAGATTCTAAAGGTGCAAAAGACCCTATATATACTGGAGTCACATTTGACTTTGCTCCTAATCGTGACCCACAAGATGTCATAGCAGAAGCTAAGTTAGCAGTAGAAGCAGGAGTTCCTGCATCTTTTGATGTACCACAAACAACTGTAGAAGAAATGGGATTTATTCCTGGTACACCAACTGACCCAGTATCACAATTTCTTCCTGGTG